GACCTTGACCCACCCAGGCTCCATCCTGATTGGAATCGGGCCGGAATGTCTCGGTGACTGGGGGATGAGGGATGTTGTTCTGGCTAACATTACCCCTGCTGAGGTAGAAAGACTCAGGGGAATGGTACAGAGCCGGGTAGTTGACGGATGGCTTCCTAAAGGAGCTATAAAGAAAGAAGAAGTAGTTGATGAAGTGGTTGAGGTCCCTAAAGATCACAAGATGCTGAAACCAAGGGATGGAGAAAATGGATCTTCTCCTCAACAGAAAACAGCCCAAATGGATCCCACTGGTAAGTTCCTGGTTGCTAAGTTCCCCTATGATCCAAAAGATGTTGAGAACATCCGCACCCTGGAAGGTAGACGCTGGGATGGAGAAAAGAAACAGTGGACAGCCTGGGCTAATACCCAGAACATTGAAATGCTGAAAGCTTGGGGCTTTGTACTCTGTCCCAAGCTTGAGAAAGTTCTTCAGCCCGTCAAGAAAGAGGAAGTCAAAGTAGATGAGAAAAAGCTGGATCTTCCCAGCCTATACCCCTTCCAACTAGATGGAGTCAAATGGCTAGAATCAAAGGATGGAACAGGATTGATTGCTGATGAAATGGGATTGGGTAAGACTATCCAAGCTCTGGCCTGGTTGAAACTCCATCCTGAGAAGAGAGCTTGTATCGTAGTTCCTGCTTCTCTGAAGCTTAATTGGGCCAGAGAGATCAAGAGATGGCTTCCTGGCACCACCTTTAGGATCTTGAGTGGTACTACCCCCCACACTATCCAGAATGGAACCAGAATAGTAATAATTAACTATGATATTCTGGGAAAGTGGGAAAAGGCCCTAGGGATTATGAATCCAGAAGTTCTAGTGGTAGACGAGAGCCACTACATCAAGAATCCTAAAGCTCTCAGGACCAAAGCAGTAAAGGATTTGGCCAAACGCTGTACTCACCAGATCTTCCTGACAGGAACACCTATCACTAATCGCCCTGCTGAGTTCTTCACCACTCTTAACCTTTTAGATCCTCGTGAGTTCCCGTCCTGGTTCTCCTATGTCAAAAGATATTGCGGTGCCAGAATGGGCCGTTTTGGCTGGGAAATTGGGGGAGCTACTCATACTGACGAGCTTCACGAAAGACTTACCAAGACCCTGATGATCCGCAGAAGGAAAGAGGACGTCCTGAAAGATCTTCCTCCTAAGAGGAGGATGGTTGTCCCGATGGAAATCTCTAATAGAGCAATCTACCAGAATGCTGAGAATGATCTTCTGGGTTGGCTCAAGGAGAAGTTCGGAAGTGGAAGAGCTGAGAAGGCTGCTCAGGCCGAAGCTCTTGCCAGGTTCAACTATCTCAAGCAGTTGGCTGCTGAGGGCGCTAGAGAAATGCAAGTTCAGTGGATTAAGGACTCACTGGACACTAACGGTAAGCTGGTTGTATTCACGGTACACCATGCTACCATTGATTTCTTAAAGGAAGAACTTAGGGAATATGGCCCGGTAGTGGTGGATGGTAGGGTTAGCCTGGAAGAACGACAAAAGGCAGTGGATAGGTTCCAGAAGGATGAAAACTGTAGGGTGTTCTTGGGTAACATCAAGGCCGCAGGAGTTGGATTGACTCTTACTGCTTCTAGCAATACTGTGTTCTGCGAGCTGGGATGGACTCCTGGAGAGCATGATCAAGCAGAAGATAGAGTCCATAGAATTGGACAAAATGCTGACTCAGTCAATGCTTGGTACCTGGTAGCTGAAAGGACTATCATGGAGGAGATGGCTGAGATACTGGACCAAAAAAGAGTAGTTCTGGATGCAGTACTGGATGGTAAGGTGACCGAGGAAGAAAGTATGTTAACAGCTCTACTTAGGAATAGACTGGAGGGATAAAAAGAATGAAACCAATCTCTGTTGATGTGTTCTTTGAAATAAATTGCCTAGGGTTTCTTCCCCTTCCCCCAGAAGACTTGGAAGAAGGAGGGGAAAACAGAAGGATAAGGGAACTGGACAATGGCTCTGATGAACTGTACTGGAAGCAACCTACCTGGGAAGGAGAGGAAATCAGACATGGAAAAGATGAAGAGGACGAGGACGAGGATGATTATTCCTAAAATTCCTGGTGGATATATGGATGGTCCTCCAGAAAGTTGTCCCAAGGCCGTCAACTACTGCCCAAATCCAGTCAAGTATAAAATCCTGAGATTAGTAGAATACATAAGATGTGAAAAGTGCTCCTCCCAATGTTCCCAGAAACATGAGATGGACGTAGGAAGAAGAAGAAGAATTTCACTCCAAAGGAACGGAGAATGAACTTCCATCAATTGGTAAAGGATTTCAAGTTACCTTATGCCAGCCCTGGTCAACGCCACTATCGCCAGGGCTGGATAAATATGCCCTGCCCCTTTTGCTCAGGCAATCCTGGAAATCACCTGGGGTTCTGCCTGGATCCTTCTAGCGTATTCCATGGAAGATTTGTATGCCATAGATGTGGAGGGAAGAATACTTTCCAAGTCATATCAAAACTTCTCCAAATCACGGAAGAAGAAAAAGTATGGGGATTGCTATTTCGCTATCACATCACTCGTTCAGCGCCCCTCCCTGTAACTAAACCCAAGCTGAGGATGAAACCCCTCAGAAACGTCAATTTGCCACCAAAAACGATGTGTCTAGGGAAAGTTCTCGGAGCAGTTCGCTACCTACGAAAGAGAGGATTTGATTTTGAGGAGCTTGAAGCCCTCTGGGGAGTTCAGGCGACAGGCCCGGGATCACTGGTCAATACAGAAAGAGGATCACTGGATTTCAGTTACCGATTGATAATCCCGATCTATCATCAAGACAAACTCGTAACCTATCAAGGCCGAGACTGGACCGGGAAGAGCACCAAGAAATATCTGTTTGCCCCACCAGAAATAGAGAGCCGATCTGCTAAAAACCTCCTATATGGACTGGAAAAAGTAGAATCAGATGAGGTGGTCCTTATGGAAGGAGTAACGGATGTTTGGAGGTATGGAAAAGGAGCTGTTGCTTGCTTTGGAATAAGCTACAGTCAACAGCAAATGCTAGAGCTAGCAAAGCGTTTCACCAAGGTGATAGTGGTATTTGATTGGGAAGCAAGGGCCAGGCTCCAGGCTCGAAAGCTCATCAAGGAGCTAGAAGAATGGGGAGTGGATTGCACTATGGTTAAACTTCCCAAGGGGAAAGACCCTGCTGAAATGAACCGAGAAGAATTGAAAGGATTGGTGAGATGAAGATCAGAACTGGGTTGATGGTGATAGTTGTTGCTTTGGTGCTGTCAGGGTGCGTTCCTACCACCAAATGGGTAAAGCCTGATACACCTCAGGAGCAGCAGGACAAGGAGTGGGCCGAATGCGCCTATGATGTTGAGAAGGCATTTGCTGGCGTGAATCCAAGAGCCATTCAGGGATTTGGTCTCCAATATGAGAGAGGGAAGTTGTTCAGGCAGTGCATCGAGCTCAAAGGATTCAGGAAGGAGAAAGTTCAATGAAAAGACTACTTGAGTGGTGGGCGTGGCTATTCGTTTATAGATCGCACATGAGCCACCCAGACTTGTGTCCCAGGTGCTGGAGAAAGACCACTAAGATCGTGTCTGGGTGGTTTAGGTCTTCTGGACGATATCCTGAAGTTGATATCATTGGGAACTCCAAGCACCTCTGTCTGGCTTGTGGAATGGGGTATCGGTGGTCTAATCCCAAGTAAGGTGGGCATAGAAAATTTCTCTTTACTTACCGGGGAGGTTCTAATATAATAGTTGGCACCTTCCTGGTAGTTTCCACAAAGTCTTGAGAGGGGGGAACCTAAGGTTGGCCCCCAAAGGTCGCTAGTATTCATGGCATGCTAGCATCTCCCCTCAAAACAGACCTCCTCCAGGTTGGCCATGACAGCCGGTTCAGTCTTTCTGATGAATCTTTAAACGAGACTCTTTTGGGCTAGAACAAAGGGGGTTATTTTCTGATGAAAGAAGTTGATTATGATATCCAACAAGAACCCATAGTAATGTCCAAAGGCATGATAGACCTCCTACTCAAGGAGGAAAAGGCCAGCGATCTTATTGGGTTGTACACCTTCTATTACTACACTGCAAAATGGCAGCATACCAATCAGCCCAGGGCAACCACTGCCTACACTGCCAAAGGTCTTCACTGGACTGAGGAAAGAGTCCAGAAGAGAAAGAAGACCTTGCTTGCGTTGAACTTAGTAGAAGATGTACAGGCCAAAAATGAGAAAGGCCAAATAACTGGGCACTATGTTAGGGTGAAGTTCATATGGGGTAAAACAGCCACCGAACCTATAAAAAACCACCCCCCAGAAAATCCAGAGGATGGCAATGGAAATGATACAAAAACCACCCCCATGAAAACTCAGCCCCTGGCAAGTCAGGGGGGAAATACTTTAAGTTCTTATAATAAAAATTCTTTAAGTTATAATAACAATACCTTGGGTAGCGGCGCAGCCGCTATCAAGTGTATGGAAAGCTCTTCCCAACCTGAAAAGCTCTCCCCACCAATTCCCAGAAAGCGTACGAGACCTGTCCCAGAAGTTCCTTCTACAGAAGCTCCTTCCCAGGACAAATCTCCTTCCCAAATAACTCGTGACATCGGCCGGGATATATTAAAGCACCAGGGGGAAGGGCTTTGGAATCTGCTAAAGAAGACCAGAGGGGTGGAACGTCTTCCCAGCGGATCTGGATATTGGTTTCAGCAATGTACTATTGTAGGGCAAATGGTTACAGATCTACATCTGGACAAGGATAGAATATTGAATCTAGTCAATTGGCTATACTCACATCACAGTGATGAATATGTTCCCAGATTCTTTGATGCTTTTGATTTTCGCCAGAAGTTCTTCAAGTTGGAAGATGCCATGAAGAAGTCAGGAAATGGAAGGAACCTACCAGGCGAAGGAGCTAAACACCATGCCCCAAGAAATGGAAACGTTGACTACACCAAAAACACCATCCATATCAAGTTGTAGGGTGGGCCTGAAGGTGTATGCTAGGGTGGAAGAAGCTCGGAAGTTCGTCCGATCCCGGGGAGTACCCAGACGTTACCAGGATGCCACTCTTAAAGATTTTCCAGAAAAGCAACTATACCATGAAGATCTGAGTGGAAAGTCCTTCTACATCCATGGGCCTGTAGGATGCGGAAAGACTCACCTCCTGTGTGCTCTCTTGAGAGAAGCTTCCTATGGAGTGTCTAGCAGATTCATATCCTCTGATGAACTTCTCCAGTTAATCAAGGACTCTTTCAATCAAAGATCTGTCCCCAGTTGGGAGAGGGAGGAGGAGGAAGCCCACTCAGGAGTCATTCTGGATTACCTATGTGAGATTGAGATTCTGGCCCTGGATGATCTGGGAGCAGAAAGGATAACCAAGTGGTCTGCCGCTACCATTGGGTACATAATCAATCGTCGGTACAATGATATGAAACCCACATATATTTCTAGTAACCTGGACCTGAATGAGTTATCTGAACAGTTTGATGCTAGAATCTCTAGCAGACTCAGCCAGATGTGTATCTGTATACATCTGGATGGATCAGATCGGCGTATTTGCTGATGGGGGAAGATGACCGCAAAGTTAATCTGATTCGCCGTCTGATGGTAGCTACAGTGGTTGATACTGGGTTTCTCCAGGGACTTCGTCCCATATGGAGAGAAGACCTAGTGGGACCTGGGTGGCGCTGGTTATCTGAGAAGTGCTTTACTTATCTGGACAAGCATGGAGAAGCCCCAGGAAGAAACATCCAGCTAATATGGGAAGCTGAAGACTTTCTGGACCCAGAAGTACGCTCCAGTTTGGAAACTATTTTATCAGGACTATCTGAAGAATGGGAGTCATCTGGGGAGCCTTTGGCTTCCCAGCTCCTTTTGGAGATGGCCCAAAACCACTTTGCCAAGGAACTCTATCTCAACAAATCCCTGGAATTGGAAGAAGCAGCAGAAGCTGGAAACCTATCCAGGTGCAAAGAGATTGTTGAGGGAGAACTCAAACCCCCATCCATACTTTCTACCACGATACTTGACCCATCAGACCATTCAGATCTTTGGAAACAGGCTTTTGAAGAGGAATCCCGCAGCCTGGTTAAGCTGGGGGGAGCTTTCCAGGAACTTGTTGGAGCCCAGATCACCAGAGACTCTTTCACTGCCTTCCTAGGGAAGGAGAAAGTGGGCAAGACATGGCTGCTACAGAGTATCGCCTTTGCCGGGGTGAAGGCCGGAAGTCGCGTTTTGTTTTGTCAGTGTGGAGACTTGAGCCTTCAGCAGCAGCTCCGGAGGATAGGGATACAATTAACAGGGAGAAACAACCGCTCCAGGTACAATTCCAATCTATTGTCGCCAGTGCTAGATTGTTACCGCGCCCAAGATGGATCATGTCAAAGAAAGGAGAGGGTTGGATCAGGAAGCATTATTAGAAACAAGGACCAGAAACCCTATCCAGAGCTGGAGAAATTTGAAGATGTGAATGGGTATGAGCCCTGCTCCCTTCGCTGCTCATCCTTCATGGGAAGTAGCTGGTGGAAGATGGTTCCTCCGGAAACGGATTTAGTTTGGGAAGATGCCTATCATGCCTTCCTGCGCTGGAACAGGGCCACAGGAGGCAAGCTTAGGTTGGATAGGTTTCCTAACCGAACAGCTACCATTGAGCAAGTGGATAGAAATGTTCGTCAGCTCTGGGAGACCAAAGGCTGGAGACCAGAAATAATCATTTTGGATTATCTGGACATATTTGCCCCAGAGCCAAACAGCCCGAAGGAGTTTCGGCACCAGGAGAACGCCAGATGGGCTGCTGCAAGAAGATTAAGTCAGGATTGGGAATGCGCCGTTGTGACGGCCACCCAGGCACCGAAGGACACTTATAGAAGAAGACTCATATCTGAAGGAGATTCTTCTGAAGACAAGAGAAAAGCAGCTCATGTTACTGCCTACTTTGGGTTGAACCGGGATCACCATGACAAGAGAAGACACTGGTTGAGGATCAATCCTCTATTTATACGGGAGGATGACTTTGATGTATTTGATCAAGTAACTGTCCTCCAGCTTATTGAGAGGGGACAACCAAACCTTAACTCATTCTGGTATAGAAAGGAAGGGAAAGAATAAATGGCATGTTGTGGAGGAAGATCCTGTCCAGTGTGTGGGGAGAGGATGAATGGTAATAAGTGCTCTGATCAAGAGTGCGGTTATGTGGAAAGTTTCCAGGACATCCGAAACTGGACGGAGGTGGAGAAAATAGAGGAGAGAAAGAAAAGTTAG